ATGCCTCGTCCGTGTCGGTCTCCTGCCCGAAAAGCTTGCGCCCCCACTGAGCCCTCGCCATGCGGTGCAGGTCGATGTTGTCAGGCTCAACCCCGGCATGAAGTTCAATCGCCTTCTTGACCAAAAACCGACGCTTCACCTCTGGCCGCTTATTCGGCATGAATTCATCGAAATTCAGCAAGGCGTCATCGATCTTCTTGATGCGCTTTGCAGACCAGGCCGCAATTTCTTCTCGTTTGGCTTCCTGTCGCTCCCTCTCCGGCCCGATAACAGCACCTTCAAAGGCTCTGCGCTGTTCCTCCTCAATGGAAGGAACTGCTTTCGTGGCGTCTTCTGCGGTCGTTAAGAGAGGGTTCTGTGAATCCGTTGGTAGTGTGATTGCCATGACTATCGCTGATTTGGAGGCATATTGGAAAACGAAGGGAGAATCGAAGTCCCGGCTCCGGGATATGGGTCCCGGTTAGTATTGGGCTCCCCCTCGTCGATGTCGATTCCTGGTTCAATGAGCAGATTCTCCGCTGCAAAAGTCCTGGCGTTGGGATGTGGGTCCCAATTGGAACCTGTTTCGCCCGCGCCGATTTCGATTTCCAGTTTATCCAACATCTCTTTGGCCTTCGTCATGTCCATGTCTGGGTCTAGCCGGAACTCTCCTAGAATCTGCGCCATTGCCCGCCCCCTCGCTAGTGATCTGGTCGTCCTGTAATCAGTAAGGGCCTTCTTGTAAGCGATCACCTTGTCCTGGTCCTCAAAGATGAAAGAACCTGTCTTTCCGTTCCGGATCGCCTCGAACACCTCACGCGCAATCTCCGGGAAATCCTCTTTAGGGGCGTTCTTCTCGTTCCACAATTCCCGAACAAGATCTAGCGGGTCTGGTCCTATTCTCCTCTTTCCGGTCCTGTTTGCTTCCCTCTGCGCTTCTGCCGCCTTCGCGATCTGTTCTGCATGGGATTCTGACCACCCGAACCTTTGCATCTTGTCTCGATCCAAGAGGAACCCGTCAGCAAGAAAGCTGTCAAGGGACCTCCCTTTCGGTTTCTCTGGCGCACCGTCCCCGAACTGATTACTGGAGAAGTATTCGTCCGCTTTCTTCATCGCCCAATCTTTGACGGTCCTTAGTTCTGCCTCCCTTCCGTCCTTGATTTCCTCCAGCTTGTCAGCGTAAAACTTTTTGACATCCGGGTCTGCGATCCTCCGGATGCGTTGAGCAATCCCTACATAGTTAAAATCCTCCCTTACTGACGCGAAGCGATAGTCGGAAAGAAGCTTAGCGATCTCCCCAAGGTTTTGATTCTGAAAGCGCGGATCTCTGAGCTTTGCCTCTGACTTTCCTTCCGAGAATCCGGCGAGAGCCTGCTTCAGTTCAAACTGCGCTTTTGCCCCCAGGTCCGGCGTTAAAGCCTCGATGTCATCAGGGTTTGTCAAGGTTCCGCTATAGATGGCGTCCAAAACCGAGTCAGCCTGATTCCGTCCCCGCTGGTCGATCAGTCTTTGCGCCTCCCTTTGCTCTTGGTCCCATTGGTAAGAATCAACCCCTTCAGGTTTCTTGCGCTTCAGGAAGCTGTGAGGATCGGCGTAGATCTCTGCTTGCCGGTCTCTCTGGCCAAAAGTGCTTTCGACCTGCATTCGGATGGAGTCCTTCTGCTCCGGGGTAAGCCCCGACATATCCCCGAGAGCATCTTCAAACATGGCACGGCCTGCCGCTCTGCCTTCCGGGGTGGATGGGTCGTAATTCTCCTCGATCTGGGCAACTGAATTCTTGAAAGCCTGACCTTTTCGCTCCAATGCTTTGCGCTGGGCCGCAGACGCAACACCAATCTTGGAGCTTCCCTCAAATTCAGTCAGGAACAAGCGGGCCTTCTCCAGTGTCGCAGCCGAATACTTCCTCTCCGAAAGGGCTTTTTGCAATCCCTGCAAGTCCCCTTCCCACTTCTTGCCATAGTTCAGGTAGTCGTGATCCTCCGCGAAAGATGCTTGCCGATTAGCGTAAGCGGTCTTCGCCTCGGTCTTGAATTCCATCAAGTCCGCTGCGTTCTCTGCCTCCATGATTTCTATATCATGTTTATGGAGAGTTTCAGCAGCTTTCCCGAGCCCCCGCGCTACTGATCCGAGCGCGAGACCTGGCTTCATCGCATCAGAAGGGGAAATACCGGGAGCCATCGGCCCTCGACTGGAAGCATTGAGATTGGGAATTCTGATTGGCATTATCCAAGAAGGGTTGGGTTTGAGCTTTGGTCCAGTCTCCGATTTCGGCGGTAGGTGTATTGCCTTGATACATAATCCGTCGCTCCACTCAGCAAGGTTCCCACAGATTGTAGTTGAAGGGCAGCTGACTGCTGCTGTCCGGAGTATCTGGTGGACTCCGCTCCCTGCCTCAATGCTCGTGCTTCAAGGTTCGCCTGTCTCGATGCGTCCTGGATTTGGGTTTCAAGGCGAGAATCCAGCACATCCATGAGATCAAGAGTTGAGCCTTCCCCTAAAGCGGCACCAGAGGCGGCAAGGCGGGCGATAGCTTGCGCCCTGGCTCGCCTTTGCTCCTTTCTCATGCGCTGAACCGTCTCGTGATTCTCAAGCTCTCTGACGCGGGCCTGATCCTCTTGAATCTGGGCATTGTAGTCGGCAGCGTCTTCCGCTGCTTCTGCTGCTTGGATCTGTCCATATACTCCGACCGCAGTGCTTGCGACGGTCCCAACAACGGCGATTGCTACGAATGACATGGTTCGTTTAGTTTAGGGGTTGATTCCTGCCATTGCAGCAGGTCTTGGTCTGTCTCATGCTCAACGAGGGATTCTGTGATCTTCTCAATTTCCGTTTCTGCGGTAGGATGAAAGGTAGTCCAAATGGTGTCCTGTAGAGCTGTGAGAGCGCGTCTCGTGCCGGGAAATGTGATTCCGGTATGCGGGGCCTCTAAAACCTCCCTGCGCCCCTCCTCAGTCACAACAAGGATCTTCCCTTTCGAGATGACGAAGGGATGCTCTGTCTTGTGTCTAGCACTCAAAATCTTGGTTCCCGCCTTAATCTCAACTTGGCGAATGTAGAGTCCCGGCGTCTGAATATGAGTGACCGGAACTTCCGCTTTCTGAAGCCCCTTCATGACCTGCCCGAGTTCGTCGAACATTTCGCGGTTTGGAGTTATTGCTGGTTCGTTCATGCGTTCTCCTTCAGGGTGATTCTTGCCAAGATAGAAAGCACGGTCATTGGATAAGGCTTTGTTTGTCTGACTCCGATAGTTAGGGATCGGGTCACGCCAGAATGTGATTCGAGAACAGTGTCGAAATCTGCTAGGTCTCTGGCCTCGACTAAGCTGTCACTTGGCCTGAGAGATTGGAAAGGGTGAGCTTGTGTGCTCTGGGATGTGAACCACTCTCCAGTAAGACTCTTGAAGAGACGAATCACTCCCCGGCCCGCCTGCTTTGTTCGTCCTTGGCTGGTTCCGTTCTCGGTTCCCACTTCCACCGGCAAGGTCTGAATCTCTCCACCATAATGAATACCCACAACGGTCTTTGATGCCGTTGGCGACGGGTTGGTGATCTGTCCTGAAACTACCGTAGCGGTCCCCGCAAATGATCCATCGGCAAAAACGCTGACTTCCTCTCCGTCGAGGTGACTTAGACCCGTGCAAGTTGCAGTCGCCCCGGTGTAAGAGACGGCGGAATCGACAAACCAAAGGTCTGTCAAAGTGTTCTTTTCTTGTGCGAGAATCTGATCGGGGCGGAATCGCTCAATGTATCTTGACCCTCCACGATTCACAACGATCCACACTTCGTCCTCGTCGCCGTCCCCGTAGACTGTCGCGACGCTTTCATAGGTGACATCCGGAGAAGTGATTTCATAGGCAGCGAAGAATGGTTGCCCAGGGCGGTAGGTCCATCCGATCATTTTGCCGTCATCGGTAACCCCCCAAATGATCGCCTCGCGTTGCCTTTGCAAGGCCAGTTCCTTCATATTGCCCCGTGTCAAGTGCTCGGAGTAGATCGTTACGTCGTCGGACTTGTAGGCGTCATCCTCGAACTTGTAGCCAAGCTGCCGAAGTCTCCGGCCTTGCCTCTGAATAAAAATAACCGCCTGATCGACTGAGAGTGCCTGGTATGCCTTGGACCCCTTTGATGTGTGCCGCCTAATGGTGTAGTCATCAATCGAGATCTGCTCCTCTCTGGTTTCTCCGGTGATGACAAATTCCCCGGCGGTTGTGCCGGCTAAGAGCGACCTATTTGAAGAAAGCCACTGGACCCGGTTATGCTCATCGGCGAACAGGGAGAAAGACAAGGGGGCGTCTGCGTCCGCTACGGCATCTGTCGCAAAGGCTCGGGTGAAATCATCGAAGCCGTCAATCCGTGACGCCCAGACCGTCTGTGGCCGTGAGACAGTCCCGCCAAACCAAAGCCTCTGCCCGTGGAATGTAACAGCACGGGGAAAGCCGCGATAGGTCGAGAATGCGCCCTCCCTCCACTCCGTCGAAGCACCTGGAGCCAGCTTCCGGAGAACAGTTCCGGTTGCAGAAGTCGCAGACGCCACGGCATCAATCTTCACCCTACCTCGGATAAATGGATCAGCGACAGACAGGACCGCTCGCGCATTGGTAGAAGAGGTGTGATTCTCAACCGAAATCATCAAGTCCGCAGGCGCGTCGATGGTGTAGGCCTCATTGACGTTCCGATCATCGGCAGAATCAAAGAAAAGGTAGTCATTCCACTCCGTTGAGCCAAGATAGCGGCGAAGAATCCGGACATCTGCCGTCCATTCCCCAAAGGTCTGAATGGTAAACTCCCCTTCAACCCGGATCGGGTCGCTATTGCTCAGGCCTGTTCTGGCGGTGGTTGAAGAGCTACGAATATCGTAAACGGTGAGCGAATCTGATCCGCCACCTACGATGTCTTGGGACACCTGAAGCTCTGTCGATTCCCGCTTGTATGCCAATTCAAAGACTGCCCCAACATGGCCAGAAACAAAGACGTCACTCGCCGCGGTAAGGGTCACTGACCCAGTCTCCGCGCTTGCTGTGATGGCTTTGGTTGAGTCTAGCTCAACATCAAGGAAGGGAGGCTCGGAAAGCTCGTATTCTTCCATCACCCAATCGTTTTCCGCAAACCTGGAAAGACGATAAGGCGGGTGATCGGCATGGGTGATAAAGACAACGTCGTTGAGCTGCGCGAATTGAAGCTCGTTGAGATCTGCCACAGAATAGGGCGTCACCCTCTCAAAAGCGACACCAGGAGAGGATTCGATCTGCTCTGCCGTGTTTAGGCCGCATCGATAGAAACGAATGTAACCCGCTCCGAATTCAAGGATGTGCCTTTCCTCGGTCGAGAACTCAAAACCGAACAGGCGAACCTCTCCAGAGGACTTGGTTTCGTTGATAAGCTCAGTCCCTGGCCGGTATCTCGCACCACCATAAGGAAGCGCGATGAAGTTCTCCATCCTTGAGCAGCCGGACTGATAGACCTCTAACTCTTCGCGCGCGTTAATGTAGGGAGTAACCTCCCCAGCGTTGAACGCGTTTTGGACATGGTGAAGCATCAGGAAGAAGAGCGCGGGATGTAACGGCCTCGGCGAACGTAGCGAGCCTGAACAAAAGGACTAGTGGTGATCGACTTGGCAATTCCGTGGTTTTCTTTGGCGTCAGTCTCCCTGCCGTCCACGGTCTTGGCTTTTGGAAGGGCAACCCTGAAGTATTCGTCCTTCAATGCCTGCGCCATGTTTGGAGACTGGAGTAAAGGGGTTGCCAGATTGGATGCTAGAAGCGTAACGAAGGCATTCCTGAAGTCGGGATCGTAGTCGTCTGGCTCCAGATCACTCGTGATATAGGAGACCCTTGCTGTGGATGCGTCACAATGGATCTTGCTTCCAGTCCTGCGAAATTCATTCTTTGGAAGATCTCGGTAGTCAGTCTGGAGCGTCAGGAACCGGACGCAATCGGCGGGAAGCTGAAATGAGTAGTTGAAATGGGCTGTTTCCGCAGTGCTGAGTTGAGCAAGGTCTGCCTCCCTCTCTGCGAATGACCAAGGAAACTCTCGGAGCACTTCCTCTAGGGTGGGTTCGTAGAGCAGATCCGCTTCTTTTGACCCAGGTAAGGTGTCATCTCCCAGCCTGATAATCAAAGAAGCCCCCAGTCTTGAGAGGGCAAGGTTAGCAACTTCGGTCTTGGTCATGGCTGGAAATAATGAAGGCCCGACCCGTCATTCTAGCGGATCGGGCCTTCCGTGGTTATTGGTGGACTCGGACTTTAGACCGAGCGGGTGACAATGTAGAACGTGGCCGTGGCGTCAGCGGTCAAACTGGTCGCCGTGGTCACGGTCGCGATGAGTTCTTTCCCGGTCGCAATGCTCTCGTAGGTGAGTTCATTGGTCCCGAGGTTATCAATCACGCCTGCCGCCTGAATGGCGGTCGCCCCGCAAATCAAATCGTCGTCGGTATCGATTCCGACTTTGACCGAAAGCGCGGTTCCCAACGAGGAGGGAGTCACGACCTTGCACAAGGCAGGGACCGGAACTTGCCCTTGCTTGAGGGGAGGCGTCAGGGTGATGACATCGTTTGCCGACTCGTCACCCACAAGGGTGACTTTGGTAACGATGAGGTTGAGATCGGCGTTCACTTCTTCACCACGGATGGTGCCGACGCGACTGCCTTGGGTTTTGGCGAGGTAAAGGGCCTCGGCTGCGGATGCTCGTTCAGTTGGCATTATATTGGTCTCCTTCTAGTGGTTTAGGTGAAGAGGTTGGTCTGGCAGGCGATGGTTCCGACTGACTTCTGTTCAAGGCGGCAGGCTCCCACCATCTTCTCGACGTAGTATTGAATCGCGTAGGAGCGATCAGGACGTTCCGAGATGCGGTGGACGGCTCCGGCCCACTCGTCAAACTGGACAAGGTTGCTCACCCACATCACAGCGTTGTAGACGTTGGTTTCAACGAGAGGAACGCGCTCAGTCCGGATGAAGTGAATCCCCATCCAGTAGACAAGGTCGCCGTCATCAAGTTTGTTGATTCGGGTCTTGTCAGCGTCGGAGATCAGTTCATCGGCAATGATGGCGTCTTTCATGTCGGCGTTGATTGCGCAACACAGTTTGGCCCCTGCTGCCTTTTGGTCCTGTCCGTAAAACTCGTTTTTCTCAAACTGACGCTTGAGGTAGCGAAGTTTCCCGGTTGTCAGGTTGGAATTGGCTGCGGAACCAGTCCGAACGTAGTCCTTTGCAACCACCATGTCCGAGGCGAGGGCCTCTGTGGTGTCTGCATTGACGCCGGTGCTGTTGTTCCCGGTAATTCCGGTGATGAAGACATCATCGCAAGTCCGGTTAAACGCTGCGGTCTGGGCCTCCATGATCGTGGAACCAGGAAGAACGGTCGAAGCCAAAAGGGTGGGATCGAACTGGTCTTGCCCTTTGGCAGAGTTGAACTTCCGTGGGAAGATGTGACGAATCTCTCCGGCAACTTCGGAGAGTTGGGTGAGACCCATGCGCTGACCGGTGGTTTCGGTCATGTCCTCTTCTTCGAGGGTGTTGTGGGTCTTGGAAGCACCGACGCAGCCGAACTCAGTTCGAGCATACTGCGCAACGCGCTTCAGTTTTTGTTGAGCCTGATGCTCAAAGTTCTTGGCATAGACCTTTTGGTAAGCCTGTGCGGTAATTGGATCGAATTCACTCATGGTAGTGGATGTTTTGATTTTATTAGAATCAGCTCATCGATTGTCCCCATGAGTGGGGGTTCTTGGCCTGCGGTGGTGCGCTCCGGTTAGCGGATAAGATCTGAGAAGGTTCCCGGTCGCAGATGAATGCAAAAAA